CGAGCTGCAACTTGGCCGCGAGAAGATGTTCATGGAGGACGATCGCAAGCGCGACGAGCTAGAGGCAGAGCTGTACGTCAAGGCGGAAGAGTTGCAGGCGAAGTACGGCACGCAGCTTAACGTCGAAAAAATACGCTCTGACATGGCAATTAACCGCGAAGTGATGAAGGCGCAGGCCGATCTGATTAAGGATGCAGCGCGTGAAGAGTAAGCAGCAAATCATAGACGACGGGCACGAGGCTGCCCGTCTTTTACGTGATACAGATTTCATTCGTTTAATGGATGAGATCGAGCAGGATTGCTGGGAGGAGTTCAAGGCAACTGAAGCCAGCGATAACGGTGCCCGTGAGGGCATTTACATGAAACTGCGCGGCGTACAGGCGGTTCGCCAGAAGCTGCGCGCAATGGAAGATAATGCGACTATTGAAAAAAAGACAAAATAGCGCATAATATGGAGTTTAAGGATGTCAGAAGCCAACAACCCGTTAGGGACTGATCTGAATACCGCACAAAATGCAATCAGAGCCATGATCGCGCCTGAAGAGGATACCGTGACGGAGCCTGATGCGCTTGAGGCCGAAGCCGTAGAGGCGGACGCCGAAATGCCAGAGGACGCTGAAGAGCACTCTCAAGAGTACTCTCAAGAGTACTCTTCAGAAGACGAAGGCGATTTCGAAGCTGAAGAAGATGCCAGCGAGCAGGACGACGCATCCTTCGACTTACTATCGGCCACGGTCGAAGTAGACGGAGAAGAGATTACCGTCGAAGAACTCAAACGCGGAAGCATGAGGCAACGGGATTATACACGCAAAACTCAAGAGTTGGCCGAAGCTCGTAAGGAGCTAGAAGCAAATTTCGAAGAGATACAGCGTGAACGTGCTCAATATGCTCAGATGTTACCTGCATTGCAGGAGCGTTTGCAGCAGCCGGTCGAACAGGAGCCAGACTGGGACACTCTGTACGATACAGACCCCGTGATGGCAGCGAAGGCAGAGCGCCAGTGGAAAAAGCAGCAAGACGAGCGTCAGGCTCAATTGCAGGCGGTTGAAGCTGAGCGTCAGCGCATGCAGGGGTTAGAGCAACAGCGTCTGGAACAGATGCAAGCTCAATACTTCGAACAGCAGCGCGAATTACTGCCGGAACTCATTCCTGAATGGCGTGACAATGCCGTCGCGTCTAAAGAGGCCAAAGACATCCGCGGTTTCCTCCTGAAGGAGGGTTTCAGCGAACAAGATGTTAATGGTCTGACGAATGCTACGCTTGTGAAGTTAGCGAGGAAAGCGATGTTATACGATCAAGGTCAGACACGCGCAACGGAGGCCAAGAAAAAGCCGAAGACGCAGAAGACCAAGACACTCAAAGCTGGTTCTCGTGGCTCGCAGCCTCGACCAAAGACAGGGCAACAACAAGCGCTACAGCGCGCACGAAGTACAGGCCGCATCGCTGATGCTGCGGCTGCAATTAAAACCCTACTCTAGGAGGCCATTATGGCAATCGTAACTAACACATTTACATCGCACGACGGTGTAGGTATCCGTGAATCACTTGCAGATGTGATCGCGAACATTTCACCTGAAGAGGTGCCATTTCAGTCAAACGTCGGCTCAGAAAACGTAGCCAACACATATTTTGAGTGGCAGACTGACAGCTTGGCGGCAACTTCGACAACAGGTGTGATCGATGGGGATGACGTGTCATCTTTCGACAGCACTTCAGCGACAACTCGTGTGGGTAACTACACACACATCCGTCGCCGCACAACTATCGTTGCAGACAACTTCTCAGCGCTAGACACTGCTGGTCGCAACGACGAACTAAGCTACCAAATCGCAAAGCGCGGTAAAGAGCTTAAGCGCGACATCGAAGCAGTTTTGACTGCGAACAACGCGCAAGTTGCTGGTAACTCTTCAACTGCTCGTGAGACAGGTGGCTTGGGCGCGTGGATCGCGACAAACGCAAACGCTGGTACAAGCGGTGCGTTGGCAACTGGTAACGGTACTACTGCACGTACAGACGGCACTCAGCGTGATTTCACTGAGACAATGCTGAAAGACGCAATGCAGCAGGCATTCGTTTCTGGCGGTCAGCCAAGCATCTTGATGGTAGGCCCACACAACAAGACAGTTGTGTCAGGTTTTGCGGGTATCGCGGCACAGCGTTACCAAGCGCCATCAGACGCGCCAACAACTATTATCGGTGCGGCTGACGTGTATCTGTCAGACTTCGGGACGCTAAATGTGGTTGCAAACCGCTTTAGCCCAGAGCGTACAGCATATCTACTCGACCCAGAGTACGCATCTGTATGCTACCTACGTCCAATCCAGAACGTCGAACTTTCGAAAACTGGTGACGCCGAGAAGTCAATGGTTATCGCCGAGTTCGGCTTAAAGGTAACCAACGAAGCGGCACACGCAGTTGTTGCGGACTTGAACGTATCATAAGACTGACGGGGCGGCTTCGGTCGCCCCTCTCACTTCTGGGAGATAGGCATGCCACAAAAGAGATTATTTGGACACGATCCACTTACCGGCATCACACAATATTGGCACGTTACTGATAAGGGCGAGTACGTGATTGAGACGCAGCAAGACGTCACAGCGATCGCGGAAGCAAATAAACGTCAGTACAACGATACCCCCGATAAACACCGCGACGTCAACAAGGTGGCGTCAATCCCATTAAACGTGTATTATGACCTCAAGAGACGAGGCATTGCGGATGACCCTAAGAAGTTTAAGCAGTGGCTCAACGATCGAGATAACAGAGTATTTAGGACAAGGGCGGGCACGCTGTGAGCATTACAACATACTCCGAGCTAAAGTCTAACGTGGCCGACTGGCTGCTACGCGACGATTTGACGTCGGTCATTCCGACGTTCATCTCATTGGCGGAGAGCCAGATTAATCGCGACGTCCGCGACCACCGCATGGTAAAGCGCGCGACGGCTGAAGTTGACACGAAATACTTCTTGAAGCCGTCAGACTGGCTGGAGACGATCCGCTTTCAGCTTAA